AGGCGGCTCAGGAGTAGGCGGCTCAGGAGTAGGCGGCTCAGGAGTAGGCGGCTCAGGAGTAGGCTCCACACCTACCACAATCACCGGCAAAGAATGACGACGCCCACCAATAATCAGTACAGGCTTCCACGAACCAGCCGACAACCTGACAGGTTCAACCACGCCATCAACAATCGGCACCTCAACCACGCCAGGGACAAGCACAACTCCCCCACGGCGTTCAGCGCTGCCCTGCCAGATATACCTGACAACACCACACACCGGGGTAGAATCAGCCGTCCGCCCAAACGGCAGCGCTACCGTTCCTAAATCAACTCTCACTTGATCACTTCCCACTCACCATCAGCGCCAGCATGGACATCGACAGGTTCACCCAGACCGTTATGCACAGACCAAGAACCGCTGCCGTCATGAGCCACATACACCTCATCACGCGCCTTCAACTTGCCGTCCAGTTCCGCCAGCTTCGCATCAATCACCATCAACGCCGCACCAGCGTCAACAGCCACCCGCGCCGGGGAATCCTCCCCCGCATACGGGATGCCAGCGTGCGGCGTCTTGCCACCCAAATCTGCCATTTACTGCACCTTTCCAGGCAGCGCCGCGTAGACCTGCCTATATGTCTTGCCATGGTTAATGTCACGGTTAGTGGCGTATGCTTTCGCCATGTCGCCGTATGTCTTACCAGCCACACCAGAAGTCACCGTCTTCACCTGCAGCTCAACGCTGTAAGCAGGGACCTTGCCGGCCCATGATTCGCGGTAGCCGGTGATGAGTGCCTCGACACCCCACCTACCAGCCTCCAGCGCAATCGTATCGCCAACCTGTTTACGCGGGTCCCAGAGCATATCAAGCCCATCAAGCGTGACTCGCTCAACACCTAGTTCCTCGACGAGCGCACCGATGACGCGGCGCGCGTCCTCATTGTGCAGCCACCAACCGACATCCAACGTGAAAGGCGGTGCACCCGCAGGTGCTTTGCGGATCAGACGCTTCAACGTGTAATCCGTCCACGTCACCAAAGTGTGGCACCGCAAGATAGGTACGGGGCGTGCACGGTTGCCAAAGCGAAGCTCATCAGCGCCCAGCGACGGGGTGCACAGATAATATTTTTCAGGCCCTCCGCTGGTCTTCTTCTGAACACGGAGCGTCAACTTTGCAGTACGTTGCCCAAGCTTTTCCAGCCTGCCAGAGATATCCTCATGATTGGCTGCGTTACCTGTCCACCGATACCCAGGAGGGTCCTCCTGGTTCTCAAAACTGATAGCCCACCATGACCCCCACCCGCCATTGAAATCCTTATAGTCGAAGATGCCCCTCTTGGACAGCACGACAGGGCGGAAATTCATATCTAGCCCGATCACGTCCACATTATCGGGCCACTGCGCGAATATCTCCAGGTCCTCATTTGCGGGAATTTCAGTGAGGTTGTCAGGTTCCCACGCAGTCAGCACCGCGTCCTTGCCGTTTCCCTGCACCGTCGGATTTTTACCTTTAACCGTGACGCTAGAGCGCACACCATCGCGTGCGGTCTTCCAGGAGCCGCCAAAAACACGCTCCGAAACCTGGTCAGTAACGGTGACGGAACCGGCTGCAAGACGGTCGCGCGCCGCCATATTCAAGCGCCCCTCCTCGTCCACCCAGACGGTAGACAGAGTAGCCTGACACCACGACGAAACAATCGACTCACAAGTCACATTCTCGAAGCCACGCGTCGCAGGAACACGCACCTGCTCCAGCGCTGACGGCTGCAGGCGCGGTGTCGGGCGCGCCATCATCCCCACACGGCGACCACCATCCAGCCAATCACGCAAATAATCGACCTTAACGCCCAGCACCATGTTTGCGGTCACCGAGGCAACATCAGCCGATGTAGTGACCTTAGCTGATTCGACAAGCTCCGAATCGCTCTCCGCAGCAGATAGCCAGCGACGCACGCCACGCGCGTTCAACTTGACCGCCATGACGGGGCGCTCCCCTACCGCCGGCCAGGATGACATGGCGCCAGTCGCAGACGACCAGCCGCCAAACGTATTAGTCGCCGCATCATAGGACACGATGAACCGGGCGCCGTCAGTGAACGTGACCTCTACCGATGCGTTCACCTTTTGATGGTAGAGGCGGGCGTAAATCATGACGTCCCTGCCGTCACGGCTGACACTCGCGTCAGCCTCAGTAGTCTGCTTGCTACGTCCCGAGAGCCCGTCAGGTGAGCCGTACTCCGCGCCGGGTGTAGTCATTTTGCCGACTGCCGCCGCGGCGCCGTACTGGTGGCTATTCTGAACCGCAGTATCCTCAGTCACCGGCGGGAGCACACCATAACCTGCCTGCTCAATCGCACGATAGGCAACCCATGCGGTGCGACCATAAGACTGCCGCTCAACCATCGGCGGGATACTGATAATCTCCTGCAACCCGGCCTGCAGATTATCGCTAATCTGCGTAGTAACCGTATCCGACGTCAGAGAGTAGGTAGACGCGCCAAGGTATCCCCAAAAACGCGGGAACTCGGTGCCGTTCACTACTGCGACGATTCGCACGTGTGATCCCTGGGACGGCACCCACCGGGACTCCCCCACCGGGGCCAGAGGGTGCTCCACAACAGCAGTCTCAGGAGCCCAAACAATAGAACCAGTGCGAGAATAGACATTGTCGCCAGCAGCGACCAACGAAGATGGTAGACCTCCGGAGGTGTTGCCCTCCCACGACGCCGACAGGTGCGGACGCTCCACCCCGTTCACAAAAATGCGGAGCGTCGCGTCAATCACCGGGCCAGGCTCATACTTACCCTTGAGCATTATTAGCCGACCTCCTTAATCGTGAGCGACATCGTGCGCCATGTGTCCTGCGTCCAGAACTCGTGCTCCGTGTACGTGGTCGTTGCCTCCTCGACGATTACCGAGTCAGCGCCAGCCCCAACATCCCAGCGTGGGCACGAATCCAGCCAGACCACCTGCGGGAGACATAGAGTCGTGTACCCTGACGCTGTGACCTTCAGGGCAACAGCTCCAGCAGGGAACACGGGAATAGTCACCTGCAACCGGTGCATCACCTGGCGGGCCGCCCGCTCAACACGCGCGTTCCCCACCGGGCGCCCTGCAGCGTTCACAGGCTGAAGTGTCAGCACCGTACCCCCTGCAGCGTCCACAGACACAGTCACAGGAGACCCAGCAGGCACCGGCACAGACTGGGCGATAATCACCTCACCGCCGCCCACACACGATGCCGCAGCGGGGCCGCCGACACCGTCCACGTACCCGCCGTTAGCGATACCATCGAGCATTGACTCGGCAGGCGTGAGCACGTTCGTTACTGCCGCCTCGTCAGAGATGAACCGCCACGGGCCGGGGCCGAACGCCCCGGCTACCAGCTGCGACAAGCCAGTGATCTCTCGGTTCGTGCCGGTCACGTCAAGCGACCATTCACGCCGCCGCGCCCACACCGGGGTTGTGACGAACGCCCAGCGGCGCGACGGCGCGGACTGCAACTCATACCGAGTCGGGTTAGTGACCTTAACTGGGGTTGGCCACAGAATCTTGTGCATACGCCCCAGCTCACCGATGTATCCAGCCATTAGTAGACCCTTTCAGCTCGTCGGGACATCTGCAGGAAGGCGCGCTCATCCACAGCGCCCAGGCGGGACAGGACATCTACCAGCTGGGCTAGCACCTCAGCGTTCTGTGCGGCGGTAGCGCCTTCGACCGACTGGGCGGTAGATGCAACCGCTACCGGCTCAGGAGTCGTAGGGACGCTCAGCCCAGTGACGCTAGACGCCGAGAAATCCGCGCCTCCCAGGGCGTAGCCGGCAGCATCCGCCACCTGGGAGCGCCCAGAGCGGATAGCTCCGGCAAAATCACCAATCAAAGCGCGGCCACTATGGGTGGTGTAGCCGCGCCCCGAGAACGGACCAATCTTAGCCGGAGAGTGCGGGAAGAAATCGCCAATCGCCTTCATGACTCCGCCCACCGCATCCTTCGCCCCGCTGAGCATGCTCTTAATGCCGTCGATGAAACCACCAATGAGAGCCTTGCCAGAGTCCACGAGCATACCGCCCAGGTTGCCTAGGCCTTCCTTGATTTTCTCGGGCATTGACTTCACAAATTCCACAGCAGACCCGACGCCATCACTAATGGTCTTAGTGATGCCATTCCACGCGCCGACCACGAAATCGCCGATGCCGCCCCAGAGGTTGTTCCAGATGTCCACCAGCATTTTCGCGAGGTTCTCGAAAATATGCATGACAACGTCGAACGCGCCCGTGATGGTATTCACAATGAAATCGAGAATACCCTTCAGCACGTCGAGGATGCCGTTCCAGGCGCCTTCCCAGTCACCGCGCAGGGCCGACAAAAAGACATTCAGGATGCCAGTGATGATATTCACAGCATCAGCGATGACCTTGCCAATGAATCCGAAAATGTCCGAGACCGTTTTGCCGATGAATTCGAACGCGGGTGAAAAGGTCTGGATGAGGAAGGCAACAATCGGTGCGAGGAAAGACACAATCTGTGCCGCAATCTCCACGATGGTCGTTACCATCGGCACAAGCGCGCCGACCACGGTGGTCACCATGCCGATAAAAGCCTCGCCAATCTGGACGAGCACGGGGATGACCGCGGCGATAATCGGCTGGACCATCGTGACGAGCCCCTGGAAAATCTGGGCCAGCGAATTGCGGAACGGCTCGCTAGATGCGAGCGCGGTCACGAAGGCGGCCACGAGCAGGCCGATGCCGGCGACCAGGCCCACGATAGGCGCCAGGATGCCGGTGAGGGACACTCCCAGGATTCCCGCGGTAGCCGACACGGTACCAAACCAGGTGACCACCGTGGCGATGACGGGGATAATTGCGCCGACCACGGAGGCAATTGTGCCGATGATTGACACGACGGTGCCGATGATGGGGGCCAGCGGAGCCAACGCACCCACCACGGCAAGAATCGTGGCTGCTAGCTGCGGGTTATTGCGCATGAACTCCGCCAGCGCCTTCACCACGTCAGCCACAACCGGCAAAATGACCTTCAGCGCCTCAGACAAGCCCTTAGCCAGCACCTCAACCACCGGAGCCAGCGACGACTTAAAATCTGCGAACGCCGGGGCGAGACCCTGCACAATCTGAGTCACCAGAGGAGCCAGGACAGGCAGAATCTCACCAATAGCACCCAGCAGAGCACCAACAGCAGGTGCCGCAGCCGAAAACGCCGGAGCAAGCTCGATAGCCGCCTTCACCAGGCCATCAAACATCTTGTTCACGCCGTCCGCAATGGCGGGGTTCCGCAGAGCCTGGGCGATACCGTCAAACAAGATGCTGACGACCGCGCCCGCCTTCTCCATCGACCGCCCAATGGTCGGTGCAAGCTGTTCAAACGCACCAGCCAGCGAGGACAGGCCAGGGGCGAGGTTCTTCACGCCAGCAAAGGCACCCTCAAATACGGTGGTGAGCGCCCCCTGCATCAGAGGACCATTCACCGCCTTGTTGATTGCGTCAAACGCCGCCGCCAACCCCTGCAGGCCGCCACCGCCGGCGGCCTCAGCCGCCTTAGCAACACCATTAATAACGCCTGCAACGTCAATGAGGATTCCGCCGAAGAGCTTCGCGTTCGTGATGCCGCGGTCGATAATCTCGTTAATGCGGCCAGTCTCCTGAGCCTGGGTTACCCAGCTCAAGAAGGCGTTAGATACCTCGGTAAACGCCGCCGCCATGCGTGGCAAATATGAGCCACCCACCGCACCGAGACGGAACATTGCCTCCGCAAATGCGCCCGCGCCCTGAGACGCAATAGCGATTGACTCGCGCAGCGGCTCAAACAGCGCGGACATACCGCCGACGGCGGTAATGCCCTCAGACATGCCGGAGAAAAATGCGCTCCAAAAACTGCCACTGAGAGCGCCTAGTCGCTTGTACTCGGCGAAAAACGGGACAATGCCGGTGCTGTAGAGGTCAGCCAGACCTGATTTTGCGACGCTCCAAAACGCCTCATTATGCGTAAAGCGCGCATCCACGAACATGTCGCGGAACTTACCGAAGCCGCCTGAAAGCTGGTCTAGGTAGATTAGGATATTCTGCAGGCCGTCAGCGCTAGACGCCAGACCGACCAGGAAGCCGCTCATAATACCCGGCAACGCGAGACCAGCGCCAGAGATCTGAGCCATCGACACCGCCACCATAGCCGCATTACCAGCCATAGCGCTCATTGCCGCGCTCATTGCCGCGATCTTCGTCGCCGCTGCACCAGCAGAAACCGCAATCTTGTCGAAATTCGACGCGACTTCCTTAGCATGCCCAAAACCAACCGACGCAACATTACCGCCAGCCAGCGACGCCAACCCAGCCTTAGCCGCGTCCAGGCCCTGCAGCAGCACACGCACCTCAGCGGTACGCGGGCGAGTCAGCACCCCCAGCGCGGCAGACGCCTTACGCGTCTGCGCATCCACCGTCACATGGGTCTTAAAATCCTTAGCAATCCCCGCCAGGCGAGCCTTCGTCTGAACAAGAGAAGCCTGATCAACACGCGCCTCAACATCAACAGCAGTCTTCAACTGCCCCTTCAGCGCCGCCAAGTCCTTCTTCAGATCAGCCTTGAACTTCGACGTATCCGGGAAAATACGGATAGACATCTTGCCAATCGACGCCATCGACTAAACCCCCTAACGGTATTTCGCTGGAACCATCCGAGACAGGTCCATCTTTTCCACTGGCTGACGCATATCAACGCCGACGCGTTCTTTCTTCTGCTTGACAGGCTGCGGAGGGTTCACGCGCTGTGAAGCCGTCAACCGCTTGCCCTTCACCTGCGTATTCACACCATTGACCACACCAGCCAGCAAGTAAGCTTCATTCCCCCACCCGAACAGGTCAGAGTTCCCAAGCTCCAAAGCACGGAACAGAGACCGCTCCTCGTACTGCACCCGACCCAGCAGTGCTTTGACCGGGCGCAGATCCTCAACCCAAACCATCTCGAACGGGTTCACCCCGAACAGGGCGAGGAAATCACCAACTAGCTCTTGGTGCTCTGAGAAGAACTGGTCGAGCGCATGCCTTTTCCCAGCTCCTCCACAAAGGCAGACACAGTCTGAATCGCAGGCAACAGATTGGCGGCGTTATAAAACTCTTCGCGGAACGTCTCCACGTCAACGATGAACGTGTCATTCACGACTGCCTTCACCAGCAGCTTCATGTCCTGGTTAGTGAAGTCATCAACATCAATATCAAGCCCCTGCAGCGCTTCCACCGCTTCCATGGCATCAATCGGGTCAATCTCATTGAGCGGGCGGAAATACTTAGCACCAGGCAGCTTCTTAAAAGGAACCTTCGGCGCCTTACGGTCAGCGGGCATCTTCTTACGAGCAGTAGTCATAAAGGGTTCTCCTATAGGGGGGGGGTAGAAGTGTAGCCGCCCCTCCCCTACCAAAAAGGGGCGAGGCGGCTACAACAACCAAATATTCAGTTACTAAGCGGCCACACCAGCAGCACGAACAGCAGGCGCAGCAGCAGACTGACGCTTCACCGGGTAGAACGTCTTATGCCAACGATCCTCGCTGTTCGGCTTCACAGTAACCTTCACCGGCACTTCGGTGTACTTCTCACGATCAAGACCGAGCAGGCCAGCCTTCAGCGTAGCAACGTAGTAGCCGATACCAGTCAGAGTGCTGCCATCTTCAACAACGATAAGCAGAGCGTGGGTCTTGCCTCGGGTACGGCTAGTAGTAACGTAACCGTCCTCTTCCTCGATGCCGCCTTCCTTCACAACAGACCAGAAGGTCTTCGACGGAGAAACACTCTTAATGGTGCCGGTAATTGAGCCACCAGTGCGGGTATCCTTGCGGTCCCAAGTGTCCTTGTTCGAGTCCTTATCGTCGTCCTCTTCGAACTCCGGCAGAGTTTCTGCCGAGGTATCGCCAAACCACTTCCAACTGCCCCAATCCTCGCCAGTGAACTCAAAGGTGTTCAGCTTCGGGAACGGGGTGCCGACAGGGGCGTAATAAATATGGCCAATGTTCGCAATGGTAGTCGCGTCGAGCGATTCATCAAGCTTAGACATCAGCCCTCCTTCCATATACAGGTCTATAAACAACAGAAGCCGGGGCTAACCGGCATTAGGAGATTGGCGGAAAACCACCTGAACCGCCGCAGTGTACTGAAACAGGCGGGATGCCTCGTACTTGTGCTGAACCAGGTGCGGCTGCTGAACCTCCGTACAGCGGCTCACCCAACCCAACTCAGTCACCTCATGCACACCATCGAACAGGCGGCTAAACGCGTCAGCACACAACTGCTGCGCGTCCACTCGACGCTCAGCCAACGCGTTCAACGTCACCGTAGACACCGCCGAAATCGCAGGATTATCCAGGTTTTCGCTAAAGTGGGTCGGCGCGGACTGCTCAACAATCAACGCGGGCAGCCGCCTCAACAGGTCAGTAGGAGCCTGAAAGAACAGCGCCCCGCCAATCCCCTGCAGATGGTGCTCAATGAGTCCAAGTGTGTCAATGGTCTTCATTAGAGTGCCCTCGCGTTCTGTAGAGCACGGGTGAACACGAACTTGCCGGGTTCCCACCCGCCGTCCTTCGTCACGTGCCCCCACTCGATAATGTGCGCCTGTGGGTCCGTGCTGAAGATGAGATAGTCCATCACGCCACGCTTGGTCGGCTCACGCACGAACCCGAACGACTCAGCATACGCGCCGGTGACCTTACCTTCAGGTGACGCATACACGCGCGCCACCTCCGCATCCACCAACGCTTTACCCTTACGGGCAAGCGCCGCGAACCTCGGGTCACGGGACGCATGCCGCGCCGCAATCAGCTCAATGTCAGCCCTTGCTTGGAATGACACTCTACTTCACCTCCGTAGATGGGTCCACCATCAGCACCTTGTAGTGTGAGGTCGTCCCAGACATTGAAGAGAGGACCGCTTCGCCTCTCTGCTCGAACACGCGCCCGTTCCACTCGATACGTGAGTACGGTCCACCAGGCCACGGGGCCTGCCCATGCTCCTGATGGAAGTACTTCACGCGGTAGACAGTTTGGACGCCTTCAACAAGGCCGGCGCTCTCTTTCGAAGAGACCGGCTGCACGTTGCACTGCACGGTAACAGGGGCGGCCGGCTCTTCCGGCCCATACGGGCCAACCGAGGGCTGTACAGGGGTTACCGTGACCGTGTGCACGCCTTTACGAAGCCTGCTCACGGCAAACCACCGCCGGTGATGTACCGCTTCTCAGAGAACGAGTCCTGGGCAGGCCACCCGTACTGGAATTGACGGTCAGGAGGCAGGGAGATGCTAGGCCCCCAGCTCCGGTACCGTGCCGCGGCATAGCCATCTGTCGCAGGTGCAACGGTCCGGTACCTGCCGGAGCCTGTCGCCTGTGCGAGGTTCTTCCAGTCCTTCTCCAGAATGTCCAGAAGGCCGGACGCGACCATGTAATTCAGCTGGTACGAGTAGCCATCTTCCGTCTCACTGCGGTAGATTCCGCCGTCGTCCGCGCGAAGCACACGCGCGACCGCCTCAGCCTCAATATTCCTGACCAGATCGAACACGACCTCATCAAGAACCAGTTCGTCCAGGCTCTTATAGCGGACACGGATAAGGTTTTCCGCCTTGGAGAGCAGGGAGGCAATGTATGATTCTTCGTCACCGCGGAACTCCCTGCGGAGCGCAGCCTTCACGTCATCAGCAGTCGCAATCGTCAATGAATCACTCACCATGTACGCCTCCCCTCTCTACCAGCGACCCGATTACTTCAGGTCAGCGACCTTGTCTTCGTAGGCAACGAACGCGGACTTGTCGGTGATGACCCAGCCGAACTGAGCCTCCACCAGCATTGCCTCCATGTTGTTCTGCCACAGGTTGACCTGGGTGCCGCCGTCGTTGATGGTTGCCTGGTCGGTGCGGCGGATAGAAATCTTCTCTGCGAAGCCGTACTTGAGTGCGGACCAGTCGCCACCGAAGGCGCGAACCTTGGTGTCTGCGGATGCGCCGACCTTGCCGGAGACAGCGCGCCCGTAGGCGACAGGCAGGCCCAGCAGGTTACCCAGGTTGTCCTTCAGGTTCACGCTATCGCTGTAGATGGGGCGGCCGAGGGTGTCGGTTGCACCGTAGATGCGGGACTTGAACGACTTGTCTGCTGCGAAACCGTCCAGGTCAAAATCGAAGTTCTCGTTCAGGTTCACCAGATCCGCGCCAGCCAGAAGCTCCGCAGTCAGGCCGCCCTTATCCTTAGCGGTTGCGCCAAGCTCAATACGGTTGGTGGTCTGGTTAATGTACTCAACGCCAGCAATGGTCTGGCCGTTGATTGCGTTCTTGCCGTGCAGGATGGCGAGGTCGAACGCGCGGGTGATAGCCGCGGCTGCTTCCTTCTCCAGAAGCTTCAGGTAGCCGGCGGCGTCAGCCTGACGTGCCTCCATGCTCCAGTACATCAGCGCCGCAACCTTGATGGGCTTGATGGTCTTTGCGGTCACGCCCATGCTGGTCACGGGCTTTGCCTGGCCTTCACCGACCACGCCGGCCTGCGGCTGGGAGGTCTGAACGGCGATAGTGGTGCCGGTAATCGGGATAGGGGTGGTGCCGGCAAGCTTCTGAACGACGGAGCCTTCAGAGACTCGGCCGATGATGTTGCGGGCGAACGACTGCGGCAGGACACCGCCAGTCTTAAAGGTTTCAAGAGTCGCGGTTGCGCTCATTTGGTTCTCCAATCAAGTTTTGGGTATAGAAAAAGCCCTCACCGTCTCGGTAAGGGCTCAAATATTAGGGGCGTTTAGCCGAAGATAATCTCTGCTGCCTCTTCATAGGCATCACGTGCCGGTGCCGCGTGCTGTGCGGGGTTCGGCGCCATGCCTCGGCTCTTCGGTGCCGCCGCGAGGACCGCCTCGGTCTTCTCATTCGCGGCATCGCTGATGAGCTTCTGCAGAGTTGCGAGGTTCGCCTCGATTTCCTCGCTAGTCTCGCCCGGCACAAACGGGGCGAAATCCTGGGACAGGCCAACGGCGGCGAGCGCCTTGACGCGCGCCAGCTCAGCCTGCAGGGACGCAATCTGCGCCGCAGAATCATCCTGCGGCGCAGCGGTTTCAGCCTCGGCGGGCTTAGCCTCGGGTTCCTGCGCAGGCTCTTCGGCAGCAGCAGGTTCAGGAGCCTCTGCCTGCTTCGCCTTCACCGCCGCCAGCTCAGCCTTCAAGTTCTGAACCAGCTTCCAGGCGCGTTCGGGGTCGAAGGTCTCGCCGTCACGCTCCCACGGGGGCGTAGTTTCAGTGGTCTCTTCAACCTTTGCCTCAGTGACAGGTGCTTCACTCATCTTTTAGGGTTCCTTTCGGGTATAGCAAAAGGCACCCTGCCACTTAGCAGGATGCCTTTCACAAAAGTTATGAGGAGTTAGCCGGTGACGCCCCCGACGGTCTTCTAGACCGAAGCATAAAGCCGCGGCCGCCCAAGCATTATTGCCACACCAATAAGTGAGGCTCAGGGTTACAGAGGAATCGTCTAACTCCTTACCTACAGTCTATCAGCTATTCTCATCATTTTCAAAATGAATTTGGGTTAGATTCTGCCCACCAGAGTGCATGACATACAAATTTTTAATAGGGGCTTGAGGGTTACGTGAATTGTATGTTTGCATTTGCCTCGTCAACTTTGCATCCAGACGCCTTACCCCCAGGTCAACAACAAAATTCTCTTTCGTTACACCATGCAGCCGAGCTTTCTTCACTGCTTCAGAGATTCGGTTCTTAATTGTTGAGTACTTATTCTTTGAGGACTTCAGCTCACTAATCAGCTCGCCATTATTCAGCCAAATAAAATCATTGCTGGGCTTCATTCCGCCGCCCTTCTCAGGTTCCGGCCGCTCAATCCACCGAGCCTTATTCCCCAACGCCTCAAACCTCAGCAAGAACAACAGCTCATGCCCATACAGCCTCTCACCATCAGGAATCTCAGAAGCAAGCGCCCCATAATACTTCGGGTCAACCTGCTCATCTTTACCATCAAGCCGCTCAGCCTCCTGCCAAGCCTCAGCCTCACGCGATAGCACCGTCGAGATCTTGACTGGCTCATACCCCTCTGGGTCTGCCTCATACTTACGGTCTTCCTTCTCAACCGTCTCCCGATAAAACTTCGCCAACCGCTGCTGCTCAGCCCGCCCAGACCAATTCTCAGGATCAAAAACGGGCACCACAATGCAGTCGCAATGCTCATGGAACGCGCGCGGGTTCTTCTTCCGCAGCTCCGTCCGTGCCTTCCGAGAGAGAAAACCGCCCTCACGGGACTTCTCCCCCACCGGCGCGGCAACATACTTCGCCGCATCCGCAGAAGAATACACAGGACCACGCGAAGCAAGCATGATGCAGAACCCGCACGAATACTTACCCTGCAGGACACGAGCCCACCCCACCGGGCGAACCTTACCGCCGCCCGCCGGGGCGTCATCATCCGACCCGTCACCGGCAGGGAGCGGGGAGGTGGCACGTTCCAGCTCCTCCTGCTCCTCCCTAGTCGCATAATTGCCGAACTCAGGGTCGAGCACCGCACGCATCATCTGACGGTGCCCCGCCATCACCACATGACGGCGAGCCGCCGCCGCCAACTGCTCCGCAGAAGCCCCCACGTTCTCACGAAGGAGCTTCCTGAGCGCGGACGCATGGTACGGCTCCACCGGCGGGTGATACGCCTCCACACCATGCTCTGCAGCTGACGCATCCAGAAAAGCGTTCGCCGCCTGCGCCGCCAACCGGCGATGCTTCACGACCAGCGACCGCATACCCGGCTCCGCAGCCTTCACAGCCGCCGGGTCAGACAAATCAATCAACCCCAGCGCCGCAAGGAAAGCCTCCACAAACGCGTCAGCCACAGCGGCGAGCGCCTGAGCATACGCCGCTGCAAGATCATCAAGCATGCGGCGCCTCCTTTAGTAGACGGGGTCTCCCACCGACACCGCCAAACGACGGTCCAGCGCACGGTCACGCTTCAGCTGCTCCGGCGACAGACCCATGAACTCACGCACCGTCTCAGACGAGACAACGCCCTGCGCCTGAGCCTGCAGCATCAACGCATTACGCGAGCTGAGCGAAATCACTGCGGGGTCACGCCAGCGCGCCTCAAGGGTCTCAAGCCCCTCAGTATCCACGCCGGCGACTGCCAGGACGCACCGCGCCAAATCCTCTACTGCGTCACCAAAAATCGACTGCTTCAGCTCCGCCTTCGTAATCAGGCGGTCCTTCGCGCTTCGCATCGCCTCCGCGCTTGCCGGGTTCGACTCTGTCGAAACACCCAGCATGAACGGAGGGATACCTGTCTGCGACGCAACCTGCAACGCATAGGTCTTGAACGTGTTCAGCAGCTGAGTGAGGTCTGCGCCCGGCACCGAGCCCGTCTGCGCACCGGACGGGCCAACCAAGAAACGCCCAAAATAGGCTTCCAGGCGGCTCTGCCTCTGGTTACCGTCCTCATCAAGGAACATCTCTTCAACACCATCGCCGAAGAGGTACCTGACCGGCATGGACAGGAGTTCCTGAGCCACCTGCAGATTCGTCAGCGTTCGCGCCGCGGCGTCGCACAGCTTGTGGATCTCTTCAATCTCGCTTCGCCCCTCCTCACCCAGGCGAATCTGGTTCACAAAGGGGATAACGGGGATTCCGTCGAAGCCGTGCTCGTCAATATGGGTGAGCACCTCAAAACCATCACGCAGGGCGAAGAACCGAGTCACGCCAGGCTCATAAACAGCCCGGTACGTGTCCAAACCATCGCGATAAGTCTGGGTAGCCTGGACCAGGCGGCCTGTAGCGTCCCTCCGCAGCTCAAACTCGTCACCCTTATGCACCGAAATGTGCGGGATAGAGGGGTCAGAGCCGCCACCAACGACCATGAACGCCGCACCAGAGACGAGAGCCTCCGTCAGCGCCAGCGTCAGCTTGGTACGGAAGTTATTAGCCTGAAGGATGCGGTTCAGCTGCTCAGGAGCCTCATCCTGACCGCCATGACGGGAAATGGAGAAACCGTCAAGCACCAACGACTCGACCAGCACGTCCACTGCCAGCTTCGGCCAGCCAACCTGCATCTCCAGCACACGAACATCAGGAGGCAAGGACACACCGATAGCGTCCAGGCGGTGCTCACCGTTGTAGTAGCTCTCCCACTTACCCGGGTTCTTTACAATACGGCCCATTGGCTGCCTCCCTTCTTGTCCTTCTCCGTCAGCCCATGGAGCGCCAAGGTGCACGCCACCAGAGGAGAAATATCTTCAGCTCGATCATCACGAGTCCAATACCAGAGCTCACTGCCGCCCTTAGAACGTCGACAAGCTTGAATAGCCGCATCCAACTCCTCCTGACCGGTATGTCGAACCGAACCACGACCCAACGCCTCATAAAAAGCGCCGCACGCCTGCATATAGGTGCGGTGGTCAAGGCCCATAGTCATCCGCTTCAGCTTTGGAGACTTCGCAATCACCTCAGTCGACTGCGAAGCCCCCGTATAAACCATCGCCGCAGGCTTCCACTTACGCTTCAGCTCCTCCAAGCGTGCCGGCACCCAATCCGTGCCAACACGCCTATCAACAACCTCAATGTGAATGTTCCCGTCAGCCCGGCGAGACGCTGCGGCAATCGTCGCCACATCACGCAAAGGCGTGACATCCACACCGAACGCGACCTCAACACCGGAACGGGACTCCGGATCAAGGCACTGAGCCCAAAAATCAGCAGGGATAGCAGAAGAAGAGCCAACCTTTGACCAGATGCCGAGGCGCTCACGCTTGAAATGCTCATCGCTCATCGCGCGGCGCTCCGAATCCACATACTCAGCCGAAATGCGCCGACCAAGCGCCGGATTTGCCAGCGCCCAGTTCGCCGGGTCTGCCGGGTCAGCGTCCTCAGCCGTCGACCACTCGTAAAACGCCAGCTTCGTCTCCTCAGCAGGCGAGAGCGCCCTATCACGGATGCTTTTCAGCACCTCAGAGTCAGGCATCCCAGCAGACGAGGCGTACCAAATCTGCGGGGACTCATTCAAACTCTTTGATGCCAGCGTCGGCAGCATCGAAGCCTGCACAGAACGCGGCAAATCGTAAGCCTCATCGAACACAACCAGGTCAGCGGTGAAGCCACGCGCCGAACCGCGGCTACGCGCCTTAAACAGGACGCGGTTACCGCTCGCAGTCGTCAAGGACATGCCGCTGTTGCCAGTTTTGATGCCTGACATCTTCCCCTGCGGGTCACCCGCGTACCCAGCCATGTACTCGACCAGCTCGGACCCGCGAATCAGCGACTCCAAACGCTGCTGATGCTCAACCGCCGTACCGAACAAGTGTGCCGAATGAAGAATCAGCCGCTCACCGAACAAAAACATGCCAGCAAGCTCACGCGCTTCAAGAATCGAGCCTTTGCCATTCTGTCGAGGCACGATAAGACCGACCTCGAACGCCTTCCAGCGCCCATCAACACGCTCACCGAGCGCACCACGGAGCACATGCTGCTGCCAAGGGTCCAAATGCAGGCCGGCAACAGCCGCCAGATCCACCGCATCATCACCAGCAGAGGTGAAATACAGCGGCGTAACGTCAATGCGAGGAGTCTGAGACCCCATCAGCTGAGTCGTCTCAGCCACAGAGCCTCACCTCCACCCTAAACAGCCTGCGCCTCTTCGATGCGGCGCTTCCTACGAGCCGCCAGCTCATCCAGGGCACTCACCTTCGGCTTCGCCGTCTCCGTCAGCCGCTCAATATCTGCCGCAGCCTCACGCTCAGCGTTCAGTAGTGCCGCCACATCACGAGGCCCAGCAACAATCAGAGCCGCGCGAGCCTTGTAGAGGCGCCACCGCGCGGACTCCAACGGGTCCTCATGCGTCGGCACAGGAATCTCACGGGTCGCACCATAGGCGACCATCTGCTCAACGACCACAGAGCCAGCTTGTCCAACGGCTCGGACAACAGGAGCCTGCCCCCTATCCCCCGCCGCATGTTCCAGCGGCCGCTCCGCAGCCTTACGATCACGCGCCGCCTTCGACGCGGCACGCTCCGCAGCCTTACATTCCGGGCAAGGAGCCTCACCCCGGCGACGGTGACGCTTCGCCGCCGCCGTAGTCCCGCAAGGAGCCAGGCTGCGGCCTTTTTTCTCAGCCACAGCCCCCCCTCTCAACGGGAAATTTTGGGTTTCAGAGCCCGCGGGGGGATGTCACTATGACCGAAGGGGGAAACTTGACCCCATAGGGGGTAACCCCCGGGGGTACGTTTCCCATTCAGTCATCATCTGAAAACCAAATCCGTTTCGTCGTCGTGTCAAAAAACTGTTTGAACCACTCACCATGCTTGCGTGGTCTTTGGTGCTCGCACCTGGTGCGCGAGTCGTTTGCGTCCGCGCCTGCTGTTGCATCGTCGGTGTGCTGGTGCGAGGTCGCCGAGCAGGTTGCCGCCGTTGGCTATGGCGTCGAGGTGGTCGGCAGTGAAAGCGAGCGGGTGTGTGTATGGGAGTGTCATGTCGATGGGTTTGCCGCAGAGGTGGCAGGGCCAGCCGTTGTCGCTGGTTGCTTTGCGGAGTGCTGCGGCTTTGGCGCGGTAGCTGCGGTCACTGTACTTGGTCGCAGTCGTCACAGTCGCACCTGCTTCCGATGATGGCGCGTAGTTGCGCCTTGCTGATGGTGAGGGAGAAGTAGCTTTCGGTGTCGAAGATTGCTTGTCCCCAGCTGATGTCGACGTCCCATTCTGCGGGGAATCGTTCGTTGAGTGCCTTGAAGATTTGCTCTGCTTCTTCGTCGGTGATGTCTCTGCGGCACATGGCGCCCCTCCTTAGATGGTGAGGGTGAGTGTGGTGAGCAGTGTGGCGAGTAGGAGTGCTCCTGCAATGGTGCAGGTGGCGGCTCGTGGCGCCTTGTTGGTTGTGGCGATGTCTACTGCGTGGGCGGTTAGGTTGCTGCCGATGATGGCGGTGATGATTGCGACGGGAATCATTTTTGTTTGCTTTCTGATACGAGCGGAGCCCCTGTCCGTGGTGGGCAGGGGCTCCGACTGAAGTGACTACACGCTATTGCTAACCATCGAGTGTGTTGTCTGTGATCCGCCGCGTCATGGGTGCCCGCTAATTGTTTTTGGGCACCATGAAGCTGGGCCACAGTGTACACAAGTTTTTAGGGGTTTGCAATGAGTGCGGTGCGGATGGTGTCGATGCCGTGCCAGGTGGTTTTGCAGGCGGTGCAGATGGCGGTTTCGGCGCGTAGGTGGAAGTGGATTGCTTCGTCTACTCGTTGGGCTCCTTCGCTGGTTTCGGTGATGACCCATTCGGCGCCGCAGTTGGGGCAGGGGACGCGGAGCGGGACGATAGTTTCGTCGAGCCCGTGGATGGCTTCGCGCCAGCCGGTGAGTTTGGTGACGGCGTAGTCGTGGTCGACGTGGTGCGCCCAGTTGGTGAGTTTGTCGGCGAGGGCGGCGTTCTTGGGTGCCTGCTGGGTGGCGGGTAGGTCGTACCTGATTTGGTGTTCGATGGCGGCTTTGATGAGGAGTGCGTGGTCGTTGCAGGGGCTGGTTGGTTTGAATCCGCCGCTGCCGGGTCCGCTGTTGGGGCGTTCGGTGATGGCGTGCTCGAGTTGCTGTAGGAGGGGTAGGGCGCGGGTGTAGGTGGTGGTTCCGTGCCAGGTGTGGGTGGCGAGGTGGTCGTTGGTGAATTCGTGGAGGAGTGAGTCCAGGGAGAGCATGGTGGCGTTTTCCTTAGTGTTGTGGGTGGGTTGGTGGTTCGGGCTGGTGGTGGAGGGGTGTGATGACGAGGAGTAGGCCGGGGTTTTCTTTGCTGAAGCCGCCGTGGTGTAGGTGGGGTCCGTCGAGGTGTTCGTGGTTGTCGTCTGGGAGGAGCCCAGCTTGCACGTAGGTGTCGATGATGGCTTTGGCGGTTGGGTAGAGGTTGGCGGGGTCGTAGCGGCCTCGCCTGTTTTTGTAGATCCAGATGTCGATTTGTGCGTGGGTGAGGGTGGGGATTTGGTGGCTGGGGTGCTCGTTCTTCCATTGGTGGATGTCGTGGTTGGCTGCGTGTTTCCATTGGTCGGCGTTCTTGCGGTAGGTTCGCCAGTGGGTGCCGTTGGAGCGGTTGATGGAGAGGAGGGTTTTTCCGTCGAGGGGTATCCAGCGGAGGTAGCGGCTTTGGATTCGTGGGGTGGTGCGGAGTTTGAGTTCGACGTCGGGGGTTTCAGAAGGGTGGTTCGTCATTGGTGGTGGTGTCCTTTCGTTGGTTGAGTATTGGGGTGTAGCCGGGGGCTGTGTAGTGGCAGATGTGGTGGGGGGCTACGGTGATACCTGGGGCTGGTGGGGCGTGGAGTTCGTGGAGGTGGAGTGCGGTGTCGGTGGTTTCGATTTGGTAGGCGCGGCGCCCTTGCTGGAGGGTTGCTTGGATGGTTGCTGGGTTGGTGGTGGTTGTGGGGTCTGCTTGGGTGGGCATTGCGGTGGTTGGTCCGGTGAGTCCGGTGAGGATGAGTGCCCCGCAGCGGGTGCAGGTGTTGATGTGTGCTTGGCGGGCTTGGCGGGGGTTGGGTTGGGTGTCTCGCTCATGCTTGATCCATTCGGGGGTGCCTGGTGGTGGTGTTGGGAGTTGGTCGAGGAGGTCGGGCTGTTTTTTGGCAGGTTTTCGGGGCATGGTGGGTCTTTCGGGGTGCGTGAAAAAGTTGTGTCACTGGGTGTTTTGCCTTGTCGGCAGGTTTTCAGTGACACAAGTGACACAAGGTTCTATATGCATGGCTGTAACGGGCGTGTGCGCGCGCGCTGTGTTTGTTATCTACTTGTAAAAGTTGTGTCACTTGTGTCACTGATTTATGGTCTGACTTGGTAAAACCCCAGTGACACAAGGGTTAAAAGTTGTGTCACTTTGTGTCACTTTGTGTCACTGCCAAATGTCGGAGTCTTTGAGCTGCAGACCTCCGAACACGCGCCCGCCGCTGTTTGTCGCGCGCGGTGCATCTCTACCGACCAGCACCCCGTGCACCTTCAACTGGGAGGCGAGCGCCCTACCCTCGACCGGCTTCAATCCCTCTTCGGCACACCACACCCGGTAGGCCTGGCGTAGGTCGGTGACCGCCACGGTGTAGTGCTTGTTGCCGGGGTAGAGGTCGCATTTGGCGGCGAGGAACTGACCGACCGTGTCCTGGCTACTCTTGTAGGCTTCGGTGGCGGCGCGGACTGCCTCGGGCGGCTGCAACCCGTCCCTAAAGTAGGCGACCGCGCCTGCGATGATCCACGCGAGCACTGCCGCCGCGTCGGCACGCAGCTTCTCGGGGAGGAGTTCGTCGCGCTCTTCGGCGGGGACGGTGTGGACGAATGGGACGAGGTTCATGCGCCTCCACACACTCTCGCCGCCGTCTTCGACTGCGGGTTGGTGGTTGCCCATCAGGTGCAGGTGGTGGGTGGGGGTGAATTCGAAGAAGTCTTTGTTCATGAATCGGGCGGTGATGCGGTCGCCGCCGGTGAGCATCTTGAGCTTTGCTTCATCCAAAGTGTCGGTGGCGTTGGTTTCGGAGCCGACGACGAAGCGCTTGCCGTTCAGTCGTGCGAGCTCGGTGGAGTGTTCGCTGAAGGGTTTCTTCATCAAGAATCCGGCGGGTAGGGTGGCGGCGTAGTCGCCGAGTGCGCCGGTGAGCGCGTCATAGTAGACGGACTTGCCGTTGCCGCCGGTGCCGTAGGCGAAGGCGAAGACGTGCTCACGCTGCAGGCCGGTCGCACTGTAGCCGGCAAGCCTCTGCATGTAGCCGGTGAGAGCCGCATCGTGGTTGAAGGTGGTTGCGAGGAACCTCTCCCAGGTGGTGCTGGTGCCTGCGGGTGCCACGGCGGTTTGCTTGGTGTGCATGCGGGTTGGTGTGTGTGGCATGAGTTCTCCTGTTTTGAGGTTGATGATGCCTGCGGGGGTGTTGAGTTCGTCGTGGTGGGTGTCGAAGGCTGAGGCGGGCACTGCGATGGTGGGCTGGACTTTGAGTAGCCCCAGTAGCGCGGTGGAGCCGCGGTGGGAGCGGGCGTAGCGGATGAGTGCGTGCGCTTCTTTGTCGGGTTTGCCTTCGTCGGTGACGGGTGGTTTGAGCGCGGCTGCGAAGTTCAACAGGGCGAGTTTGGTGTCGCCTCCGGTGTCGGGCTGTTCTTCCCAGCGGGTGCCGGTCCAGTGGTAGAAGCGGCCGCGGTCGATGTTGTAGCGGATGTGGTTGTTGAAGAGGTGGGTGAAGGCGCGGATGAGGCCGAGTTCGGTCCAGTCGGTGATGGTTGCCCCGTCACTACTGGTGGTGGGCTCTTCAATGGTGGCTACTGCTGTGGGTGCCTGCTCCCCTGCCGGTTCCGCTACAGGTGCCGTTGCCAGCCACCCTGCTTCCGGTGCTTCTGTCGTGGCGGGTGGGGGTGTTGGTGGTGCGGCGGGGCGGGTGGGTAGGATGTCGGTGAGTTTCACGGTGATGGGTGCTTTCTCACCAAATCCTGCGGCTGCGAGGGCGCGGGCGGCGGCGGTGTCGTCGCCTGCATGGTTGAGGATGCTGTAGGCGCGGAATTTGGTGATGGGTTCTTCGATGGGGAAGTCGGGGACGGAGGATGAGAAGACGTAGAGGCGGTCGCGGTCGTCGGCGTGGCCGGTGGATGCGGAGTGTCCGTCGCGGGGGTGTTTGCCGGGGCGGGTCCAGAAGCGCTCGCCGCTAGACAGGGTGGAGTGGAGGGTCCAGCCGTGGGGGGTGAGGATGTCTGCCCAGTCGGTCTTTGCTTCGTAGTCGTCTCCGGGCTTCAGACCGCCCTCAGAGGCGCTTGCAGTGGCGGGGCGGGTGTTGGTGCGGGCGGGGTTGCTAAAGAGGCTTACAGGGGCTTCTGGGGTTTCGTCGAGGGTGTCGGTGATTGCCTTGTGGAACGCGGCGCGCTCAGTCTCGGTGATGGTGGGGACGGTTGCGGGGCCGCCGGCGAGGACCTGCCAGGGGTTTCCGGTCTTGTGGTGGCTACCGGGGGTGGGGGCGGCGATGAAGTAGCCGCCTTCGCCGCGGGTTTCGGCGAGGACTTCACCGGCGGCGTTGCGTGCGAGTTTGGTGTTGCCGGGGACTTTGGCGCCTGCTTCGAGGCGGTAGATCCAGTGGAAGCCGCCGGAGGGTGAGAGTTCGAGCCAGCCGCTGTTGAGGCGTTCCCAGAGCTGGGCGTGGCCGCGTTCGGTCATGGTGGCGGCAATCTTGGGGAGGTCGGCTGCGGCGCGTCCTTCGATTTCGGTCATTTCGAGGCGGTCGGATGCTTTGCCGGTGACGATGGCGATGCCGAGGTTGCGCCGGTTGCCGTCCTTGTACCACTGGTGGACTTCTGCGAGGGGTGCGGGGGCGGTCTGGTATGCCTTCCAGGGCAGGGCGGGGGCTTTGGTACCGTCGGGGCGGGTCGGAATGATGGAGAGGCGGTGGTTGCGTAGGTGGAGAGCTGTTTCGAGGGTGACGGGGGTTCCCATGGCGTGTCTGTCCTTCAGGTGGTGGTGAGGTGGTTTGTCGGGGGCGGGGTGTGCCCCGCGCGGTTGGTGTGTGGAAGTCCGCGCGGGGCACTATTGGGTTACCGGTGAAGGTAGATGTGCGGCGCTAGGCTGCGGCGCGGATGGTGGCGACGGTTTCTGCGGTGACGGGCAGGCCGGTGCCGGCGAGGGTTGCGGCGATCTGTTCGTCAGCCTGGCCGGTGGCGATGAGGGCGGTGACTGCCTGGCGTACTGCGTCGGGTACGGCGGGGACCGGTGCCGGGGTTGCAGGTGCCGCTACAGGCTGAGCCGGGGCGGGTGCGGGCTGTGCTACCGGTGCGGGTGCTACAGGCTGTGCAGGAGCCGGTGCCGCTGCGGGCTGTGCGGGTGCCTGGTTGGTGAACATGCCACCAGCCGGTGCCGGCGGCACGTAGGAAGCACTGTAGATCTTGCGGGGGTTCGCCGGGTTCTTGCTGTTCGGGTCGAAACCACTGAAGGCCACGGTCAACTGACCACCAATGTCGATGGTGCCTGCGCCTGCCTGGTGCACTGCCTGACGGATAGCGGAGAGGATGGAGCCGGAGCGGCCGTCCTCCACAACCCAGAGGGTGCGCTTGCCAGTGTCGTTAGCGTCCTGCGGGTCACGCTCAGTAGTGTCGAGGGTTACTGCGACCTGCATCTTCGGGCGGGTCTTCTCGCGGTCCCAGTAAGCGGGCTCATTAGAGCCGAACTCGGTCGCCTGGCGTGCGTCGCTTACCTCGGTGATGGTGCCGGTGTGGGTGTCGCCGGGGTTGGTGAACTTCCAGGAGTGGGAGGCGCGGGGTGCGAAGAAATCGAAAGCGGACATTATGGTTTTCCTTTCAGAAGGGGGTTGATAAAAATTTGGGGGTTAGATGGTGGCGTTCTGCTTCGCCCTCTCTGCAGGGCACCAGGGGCAGAATCTCTCGTTGCAGAGCGGGTACATTGCCAGCGTCGCGTCCTTACCGATGGCGTTGATGAGGCTGACCAGCTGGTTTGCCTTGGCGAGCGCAGCTTCTGCAATCTCGGGCTGGTAGGGTTCCCACCAGAAGTAGGCGTCTCCGAGTTCGCCGTCACGGGGTAGGAACGCGATCATGACCTGCTGGACTTCGTAGCCGGCGTTGACCCAGCCGGTGCCGTACAGGTGCGCCTGCACCCGGTACTGGTTGGAGGGGCCGTGCAGCTTGTATTTTTTGAGCATGGCGGGGCCGACGAATTTCCAGTCGATGACGGTCTTGTCGTTGACGCTGAACAGGTCGGTGGAGCCGGTGATGTCGACGCCGCCAATCTGCCCGACGGTGACGCGGTTCTCGACGAGGTACCCTTCGTTCTTGTGGGCGCCGAACCATTCCTCCATTTGGGTGTGGCAGGCGGTGCCGACGGTGGGTTTCCAGGCGATGCCGCGGTCGGGTTCGGTGTCTCCGGCGAGCTTGTGGATGAGCCTGCGGGTGCAGTCCATGCCGATTTCGGAGGGGCCGATGCGTTTCTGGAGGCTGCGGGGGTGGGCGGTGATGGAGTCAGTAATGACGTTCATGATGCCTGCGACGGTGATGTCGGCGGTGTAGGCTTCTGCCTGGCCCGCCCCTGCGGGGGGTTTGGCGATGGTGGGGGTGACCAACGTGTGTCCTTCCTATGGTGGTTAGCGGATGGTGAGGCGTGCGGTGGAGTCCTCGGCGAACTGGTCCTTCAGCGCCGGGGCGAGAGTCTTCAAATCGACCTTCCGCACGGTCTGGTAGAACTGCGGGAACGCAGTGGCCGGGTAGGTTTCGACGAACTTCTTCTCGTTGAAACGGCGCGGGTGGGAGACGGTGAGGGTTGCGTCGCCGCAGGTGTACTTGCCGTTGGGCAGGGCCTTGAGGGTCGCCTCGATCTTGGCGGCTTCTTCCTTCAGCGCGGCGATGTTTGCCTGGATGTTGACCAGTTCGAGGGCGAGTGCCTGCAGCTGTTCGTCGGTGATGGTTGCGCCGGTGAGGGTGGTGTATTCGGTCATTTTCTTCTCCTTTAGGGGTGGGGTGAGGCGGTTGCGGCGGGCGGTGAGCCAGCCGGTGAGGGCCTCGTGGTTGTGGATGTCGCGCGCTTTGGTGAGCGTGGTGACGGGTACGGGGGGTGCCGCCAGGGCCTTGGTGGTCATGGGTGGGATGTATGGTTCGCGGCCTTCTGCCTTAGCTCTGCGTTGTTCGCGTTTGATGCAGGTTTTGCAGTTGGGGTTGGTTTGGTGGGCGGGTTGTCCGCAGGCGGCGCAGACGTTTTTGCGGGGTGTGGGGATGCCTCGCGGGTCGCCTGTGCGGCACCAGCGGGCGTGCCTGTTGCCGCAGGCTGCGCAGTTTGGGTTGCGGGCTAGTGCGTCTTGCCCGCATGCCCCGCAGAGTTTCTTGACAGCCATCGCGGTTACCGCCTCTTGGCCACGGTGATGATGCTGGCGGTGGCTGCGAGCGCGGACAGGGCGAGCGCGGCGTTCGCTTTGGCGTCGAGTGCCTCCTGGCGTTCGTTGAGGGCGCCGACGGCGGCGGTGAGGCGGGCGGCTTGGGTACGCCAGCCTGTCACGTCCTGGCGGGTGGTGCGGTGCAGGTTCTGGTGGCGTTCGCGGGCCTGGGCGATACGGGTTTCTACACCGGAGAAGATGGTGGGCATGGTTAGTTCTTCTTTCCTTCGTAGGGGTTGTTCCAGTCGATGCTGGAGCGCTTCAATCGGGGCGGGGTGAGCTGCTCCTCGTTGGGGAAGCATGCCCGGTAGGCGCGTTTCGCGCGGCGTGCCTTCTCAGCACGCAGGAGTGCGTGGTCGAGGGTGCTTCTGGTGAAGCAGTACCCGGTGTTCTTGCTCCATGCGGCGGGGTTGAGGGTGCGTCGGTAGACGCGGTTGGTGATGGTGAGCGGTTTGACGCCGAGGAATACGGCGGCTTCAGCTGCGGAGTAGAGGGGCTTTTCTCCGTCCCAGTCGTCGGGGTGCGGGAGGTCTTTAGCGGTGTGTCCCATTGGTGTCTCCTGTGGTGTGGTCGTGGATTGCGGCGCCGAGTAGGATGGCCGGCCCGGCGGGGATGAGGGAGGTGACGAGCAGGATGGCGCGGATGCCGATGTCTTCCTGTGCGGTGGCGATGCCGGCAATGATGATGGTGGCGGCGACGAGCGCCCAGACGAGGGCGCGTGCGGCGCGGAGGTTGGTGTCCATGAGGTTGGGGTTCCTTAGTGGGCGGTGATGAGGAGGATGAAGATAGTTAGCGTTGCGGCGAACCAGATTCCGAGGTTGATCCAGGCGAGCTGGAAGAGGCGGCGGTTAGTATCGTCTACCTCTGCCTGTAGGAGGGTGATTTCCTGGTTGAAGGCCGTCTGCTTGCCGTGCACCTTGTTGGTGCAGGCGATGAGCTGGGCGATAGCTTTCCGGTGTTCCTTGCTGGTGTGCTGGAGGATGGCGACTGCGCTCTCAACTTCGGCTGCCTTACGTTCGTTCTCGACGATGCGTTGCATGGCGTGGGCGACGCACGCACGGTTGTTCTTGTCTGCCTGGTTGAGGCGGTCGTACCAGGCGTCGAGTCGGCTGCCGAGGTCGCAGGTTTCGTCCTGTAGTGAGGCGATGCTGTTGTCGATGCTGGCGATGTCGTCGATGATGCCGTTGTGGTTGTTGACGATGGCTTGGATTGCGGTGTGGCGGCGGTGGCGTCCGGCGGCGCGGTCACGCTTAGTCTTGGTCTTGGCGGTCACGGTGGGTCCTTAGTGGGTGGGTTCGATGATGGCGCGGAGCTGGTTCGGGCTGTGCCGCATGAGGTGCTCAGCCATGCGGAGGGTGCAGGCTTCGGCGACGTCCTTTGAGAAGGTGAGGCCTGCTTCGTCCTTGATCTGGTCTGTGGCGAGGTGCTCGTGGAGCGTCGTGCCGCATCCTGTGGGGCAGGGCAGGTGGAGGTTCATCCGGTGCTTGAACAGGGGGTTCTCGACCAGCTTGGGGCGCAACTGGTCGTGGAGTTTCCGCCTGTCTGCCCACCAGATTCTGGAGGCTCGGATTGCGAGGTATGCCTGGTCGATAAACGCGTCCCAGTACGCGGGGTGTGCGTCTTTGATGTGGGCGGGGGCGGCTTCGGCTGCGGAGATGTAGGGGCTCTTGTCGTTAGGAAGTTCCGCGTAGCTTGTCTCGCAGCTTTCGCACCATACCGCCGGTGCGGATTGGTCTGTCTTGAGGCGGGGGTCGCGGCGGCTGAGGACGGGGATTCGAGCCCACCAGATGCCCTGTGCATATTTGGCGGCTAGTTCGTACGCCACGTCAATGGCGGGTTTCATGGTTAGCGGTCCTTTCTTGGTGGTGGTGTGGTTATCCCTGCTTCAACTGGTCGAACAACTTACGGAACCTTTCCTCCCTCTTCTTTCGCTCCTCTTCCTCCTCCTCTGGCGAGAGGGGCAAAAGGAGACCGCGGATGGTGAATTCCTTGATCTCGACCTGGTCGTCGTAGGTGACTGCCACTTCGACATTGCTGAGGTTCATCCCAGCGGCTACCTGCCGGATGACGCGGAGGGTTCTTTCTCCGATCTCTTGGAACATTTCGTCCTCTTCGTTCGTGGTCATTTCCGGTTCCTTAGTTGGTGGTGTGGGTGACGGGTAGGGACTGGAGCCAGTCCATGACGGCGGTTGAGGTGTAGTAGATCCTGCCGCCGCGCTGGCCCTTGCTGGTGCGGATGTAGGCGGGGCCGGTGCGGGCGGTCCGCCAGTCAGCGAGAGTCTGCTCTTTCACGCCGAGCGCTTCGGCGAGCTCTTCGGGTGACCAGAGCGCTAGGTGGTCTTGGGGGATGGTTAGCATTTTCGCGTCCTTTTCTGGGAACAGCTCCTAAATTTAGGAATGGTGGATAAAAAAAATTAGACAGTGGTGCCCAGTTCGGCAGTGTGGTCTTCAAAAAGCCAGGTTACGGGTACCTGCAGAGCTTCTGCAATCTTCCATGCCTCGGTAATGCGGGGGTCTGCCTTACCTGTGGCAATTGCGCTGATGCGGCTTGGGTGAAGTCCAGATGCTGCGGCTAGACTATGCTGCGTCTTCGCTTTCATGGCCAATGCCATTCGCATGTTTTTACTGAATGTTTCCTTCTGCATCTCGGTGCCTCCTTTCGTTGGTATGCAACTATCATATTCCTATTTTTTGGAATGCACAACCTGAAACAGGAATTTTTTTTAGAAATCTTGTAGACTGTTCCCATGACAGATATTAAAGAACTGCAATCCAAAGCGGAACTCTTCAACGACTTGGTAAACCGTGAAATCAAGGTGTGGATGGTTCGGCGAGGTGAGGACCTACTGACTCTCGCCGCAAAAACTGGCATTTCCAAGAGCAAGCTCAGCCGATCTGTATATCGGTCAGAAGGCTCGCTCCCTGTCCGAGATCTCAAGATTATCTGCGCTGCACTCAATGTTGATATGACGGTCATTATCTCCGCAGCAGACGCCGCAATGCGAGAACAAGTGGCGGCTCCCCTTACTGATGCTCAGCTGGCTGCGCAGATTTTGGCGCGTGCCGAAGCCGCAAAGCAGTCAGGATATGCTTTGGCGGCACACCCTGCGGACGATGTTGTTAGTGAGGACTCGGGATGGGTAGCGTAAAAGGAAACCGTAAAGGTACGGGGCCGGCAAGTCGCTTTAGTCAGCTTCTTAACGCGGAATTGCGCGCAGAAGTTGCGAGGCAACGCCTAAGCTTGCGTATGTTGGAAGACATGACGGGGATTAGTAAGACTCGTTTGAGCAACACTATCAACCAAGATGCGTCACCTCTTAATACCAATGAGGTGGACTTGCTTTGCGAAGCGCTTAGGTTGAGCCCCACGGCTATCTTTCTGAAGGCGTCCGCTGCTCATAAGAAAGAGATGGGGCTTTAGTCAGCCCTGATGTAACTTCTATCCCCAAAAACCGATTCACTCATGACTTCTGTAAATGCATATGACCCAGATGCCCACGCCGCGAGCTTGGGTATCCGCATCATTGACGCCAAAACACCTGCAGGGACACTCGCCCTCTGGGACGAGCAAACCCGCACCATCATCACCACACCCGGGCTCCTGTACCGGCAACGCCGTTGCGTCCTCGCCCACGAGCTCGCCCACGCCGTCAGCGGTGACACCCATTCTCCCCTCGACACTATCGCCGCACTCAAGCGCGAACGTAAGGCTGACCAGATCGCCGCCGGCTGGCTCCTCACCCCCGATGCGGTCGCAACAGCCCTGGCAGTCTCACCTGATTCACTCTCTGCCGCCGCTGCGGAGCTCGAAGTTACCGACCGCATCCTCGAAGCCTGGTTGAGGGCACAAAAATAGAGCGGCAACCTTGTCTCAGTCGTTACTCTGAGGCAAGATTGCCGCTCCATACCGCATTCACACGAGTATAGGTGCGAAACCGCGCCCATGCAACAAGGAAGGACACGCCATGGTTCGCGACCCGCTCCCCATCGGCACGCACGGCGTCATCAACCTGACTCGCATCCGCCCGAAGGTCTGGCAGGCAAGGACTAACTACCGGGATGCCCGCGGCGTGCGCCGCAACGTGACCGCCCAGGCTCCCACTAAAGCCGCAGCCGAACATAAACTCAAGACCAAGCTGGCGGCCCTGCCTGCCGCTGGTGCCGCACTCAGCGGCTCCACCACCCTCAAAGTCGCGCTCCAGCGCTGGCTCGACGGGCTCGACGGGCTCGCCACCAACACGACACGTAATTACAGCCTGTGGGCGGGGCAAGCCTCAACCGCCCTGGGCTCCCTGCAGTTGAGGGAGCTGACCGCCGGCACACTCGACGCCTACCTCTCCACCATCAAAGCACCCACCGCACGGTACAACCAGCGGCTCGTACTGAAAATGGCACTGGACGAAGCTGTACGCCTCGGCGCGCTCCCTCATAACCCTATCCTGGCAACCCGCACCGTCAAGACCAAGAAGAAGGACGTCCGCGCCCTCACCCTCGAACAGGTCGGACAGCTGCGCAGACTGGTCGCCGCCCTGCCCACAACCCGCACCTATAGCGGATACCTGCCCGATCTGGTCGACATCCTGCTCGGCACCGGGTGCCGGTGGGGTGAAGGTGCCGGGCTCCGTTGGGAGGACGTAGACCTGGACGCTGGGACGGTCACGGTAGCCGGCACACTCATCCAGAAGGGCGGCTGGCAGGCTGACACAAAGACGCACGAGCCCCGCACCCTGCAGGTGCCGCCCTTCGTGCTCGATGTGCTTCGGAGGCGGCGCTCAGAGGCCCGTGGCGGCGCTGTGCACGTGTTCGAGCAGGGCGGGGCACCACTTGCCTACAACTCGGCGAGAAACTACCTCCAGCGGGCGCTGGCGGGCTCTGAGCTAGAGTGGGTGACCTGGCACGTGCTCCGCAGGACGACAGCGACCTTCCTCGATGAGCGTCTCGGGTTGGCTGAGGCGTCTGCGCAGCTTGGTCACGCCTCGGAGGTGCAGACGTTATCGGCGTATGTGGCGCGTGACCGGCAGGCGGTCTTTGCTGACGTGTTGGAGGGGCTGGCGGGGGTGTAATTTGGTCGCTATTTACTCGCCATTTTGAAACCAGTAAACCCCGAAAATGAACCACTATTTAACCGGGCATAAAAAGGAAGAACCCCCGCATTTCCCCTAGTCAGCTAGAGGAAATACGGGGGTTCATATAGTTTGCACACCTGTTACGTGTGCGCTCTCACATTAGAAAGCCTTGTTTACCAG